CTTCCTTTTGCTTTACCTGCTAAAGTTTTTTGTAAAAACTTAGGAAGTTTAGCAATCATTCTATCTTTTTTAGATAGAAGATCTTGTGGTAAAATATTACTTTGTTCTTCTAAACTTGTATCTTTAGTACCTTCTTGATACTTAATAAGTTTACTACCTTTCTTATAAGGTTTAGCATTAGGATCAGGTTTCTTCATAAGTAAAGGCATTAAAGAACCTGCTACAGAACCTATAGCACCTCCATATTTTCCCATGAAAGCACCTGCTTTATCAGTAGCACCTGCAGCTCCTAAACCAGATGCTGCACCAGATGCACCTCCACCCCCTAACAAACCTGTTAATGATGCTGCTCCTGGTAAATATTTCTTAATACCTTTCTTATTCATATCTATTAAAGGTTTTGCATAATCTTATATTGTGCATTAGAGAGAGACTTATGAATCTCTGCAAATACAGGATTTAATTGTTCTCCATACATAGTTCTAAAGATAGAAGCTAACTCTGCAAGTTTAGCTACAACTTCTTCTTTATTAAAAGAGGGAGATAGCTTAACTTCTTCTACAGGTTCTACAACTGGAATTACTTCTTCTACTACAGGAGTAGGAGTCTCTACTACCTCAGTTATTTGTGTTTCTTGTACTTCTTCTTTTACTGACTTTGCCATATTTATATTTTTTAATTTTATACGTTATTTACTTTTTTGGTTTATACTTAAGAGCCTTCTTCTTAATAGATATCTCTTCTTTCTTAAGTGCTAACTTTTGTTGTTCTAACCTCATGTTATCAGCATGAACTCTATTCTGTTGAGCATTCTCTCTAGCTTGCATTTCTTGTTGAACTTGCATCTTAGTCTTTTCCATCTCCATCTTTTGTTGTTTCTCAACCTGCTCAAACTGTTGCTTAGATTGTTGTAATGCAACTTTAGTCTGTTCCATTACATCAGGAATAGAGTTTTGATTAACATCAGGATTACTCATACCAACATTACCAAGTGCTCTAATCTCAGCTTCTCTAAGTCTAGCTTCTCTATCAAGTTGTTTCTGAGCTTCTTCTCTATCCATTCTTTCTCTAGCAATTCTTTCATTGCTCTCAATCTGTTGTTGTTGAGTTGCAGATTGTTGTTCTTGCATCTTCATCTTTCTTTCCTCAGATTGTTTAATAGAGGACTCTACTTCAGAGATAGAGTTAGATTTAAGAAGAGTAACAAAGTTAGAGAACTGTAGAGTACCAGATGAGATACCTTCTTTAGCAAGCCCTTTAAGTTGTTCTAAGACTGCATTATCTTTAATACTATCAGATACATATAAACCAAAGTCAGTATTAAGTAGTGATTTAGTATTAAGTACTGTTCTAGTAAACTCATCAAAGACAAGTTTTCCTTGTTCATTATTAGCATAAGCTATCTTAGCTATCTCTAATAGATGTTCTAATACTTTCTCCTTAACCATAGAGTGCTCATGAAAGTATATCTCAGTTAAGGCATTACTTTGTACTACAGATCTTTCTACACCTCCTACTGTCTCAGAACTATTAATCTGTCCCTTTCTCTGTCTGGAGATACCAGTAATATTCTCTACTGCTTCCTCTATCTTATTTAACATTGAGAAGTATCCTTGTATAGAGTTACTTAAGCTCATATCTATACCAGTAAACTGATTAAATTTGGATACAGAGCTTGGATCTCCTTCTCTACCTTCTTCTGCTGAGTTTACAAATGCAATACCCAGAGTATCAAAGTAATACATCCATTGCTCTACTGTCCATCCTTTACTCTTAGGTATCTGAGCAATATCCATTACAAACTTCTTACCCTTTGCCTTAGCAAATTCTAACTCTAATCTGTACCAGATAATGTTATAAAGATATTGATAAGGTTTAATAAGATCTACAAGAGATGTAGGTTTACTATTAATATTATTAAAGATTCTACCAATAAATGGAAGTTTACACTTATAAGGATTATCTACAGTATTAAACTGATAGGGGCTCTCATAAGCAAAGAAGATAGTAGGTCCAACTTGTACTCCAATCCATGTTCTAGGTATCCAGTTCCACTCTACCTTCATTTGCCCCCTTAAGTCTGCAGGAATCTTAAAGCTCTCATCCACTACTTTTGTCTGTGGTTGTCCTTTTTCATCAACATATGTAAGAGTACCAATCTTCTTCTCACTTTTCCATGAGACAAGTTGCATAAGAATCTTAGTACCAGTATAGTTATAATGTGGGTATGTTGTTGTAATAACTTCTGGAGATTGTCCATAAGATGCAGTAGCATTAAATATTTCTGCACTTCTTAAGTTCTCTTTATCCTTATCTGTCAATCTATCTCCAAACCAATCTAATATTTGTCCTCTATCTAACCACATTCTACCTACTGCCCAATCACAGTCCTCAATAAAGAGTGAGTCTTGATTCTTATCACACTCAAAGTGAATAGGATTCCAAGGAATTAAGGTAGGTTCATTATTAAAGATACCTGCATAGTATACTTCCTCTGCACAAGTAAGTGCATTCTGAAAACCTCTAACAAAATGATTCTTAAGTTTAAGAGCTTTCTCAAGATGTTGCAATAGCTTATTAGCAGTAATTTCTGTATTATTAGTATAAGAGTTTGTAAAGTAAGTCTCTACCTCTTGTGGTGTTTCTGCTTCAGTTTTCTCTCCAAGAGCATTCTTAAGCATAGCCATATAAGAGTACTCTAATGCCTCCTTCTTTTCCTGAAGGTACTGATTAAAACCCTCTCCTGCAGTAGAGACCACTTTGTATGTAAAGGGCCTCTTAAGTTCTTCACCAACAAGCTGCAAAACTGAGCTCCTAACAATGTTATAATCTTGAAAGTTAGCAGGAAGATTACCAATACTATCATGTATGTCAACACCATAAGGCTTAGTAACATAACTAAAATCTTCAATATTAACAATTGAGTTAAAGAGGTCATAATTAATTTGTTTAGCTTCTCTAGAAGTTCTGCTTCCTGATAGATTAGAGTATGCTCTACCTACTAGAGCAATAATACATTTCTTTTGCCAATCTAAGCTATCTTTAGTCCCCTGAGGGACTCTCTGTTCTGGGAGAGGTGGAATCATTAGTTACTAAATAATTTGGATGAGAAAAAATCCCTACCATTTCTCTTATACGAGTCTTTAAAAGCAGGTTGTATTTTAGTTAGTTCTATATTTCTAATAAGAGCTAATGAGAAGGATATAAATCTATCAAAGTTACCTCTACTATTATAAGTTATAAGTTCTTGTAAGAGACCTATACTTTTAATCTTATAAACATTACTCTTACCATCTTCATATTCCTCTCTTAACCAGTTATTTACATAAGTGATAAGTTCGTTCTTAACAGAGGAATATGAATTCCCGACAACTCTGATACCATAGGTATTTGTGTGTTGGTTAGAAGCAGCTTTGACAATACTTGGGGTTCTGGACAATAAATGTAATTTATGTTTATTCTCACAGTGAGTTTTGAAATTGTTGATGTTATTCTCATATAAACAGCTTGCATTATAGTACTCTATTAGTAAGATACATTGATCATAAAACTCTTTAAAGTTCTGTGGTCTACCTGTATACTCAGCAACTGGGAGATCATGAGTTTCCTCACCTATAGCATACCTCTTAAAGATAAAAAGTGAGCCAAGTGAGTCTGAGTAATTAGCCTCATCAGTAGCATATGGATCTAGTCCTCCAGTATACAAATTATACGATATACCTGGTGTAGGTTTCTCCCATATCTGTATACAACCACTCTTATCAAGTGTTTTATCTCTATACTCTAAAGGTCTAAGAGACAGATCTGGTACAAACTCCGGATTACCATTACTATCATAAGCCATCTTACCACATATACCTTTATACTCATCTTTAGTCATACATAAACCTAACTGTCTTCTTAGATCTTCTGTAGGAAATACATTATTAGAGATAATTTGGAAAGCTTCAGAAGGTGACCAAGCATACTCAGTAGTATGTCTAAGATACTCATCAGGACTCTTTGCTTTAGCTTTCTTATTCTCTCTAAGTTTAGATAAGAGTTCCTTAGCCTTAGGTATATCTGAGTTACCACTCTTATCATAAGCCCCTTCATAATTCTGATACATAGGAAAGAAGAATCCTGCACTCTTATCTCTTAAACCTTCCTCATCCCATACATTCTCAAAGGGCATCATATTATAATTATCAGGATTATAATACATCTCAGCAAAGTCAATAGTACCAGCTTCCATATCACCACCAGTTCCAAAGATAATCATCATACCAGTGTAGTAATCACCTGCCTTAATAGAGGGTTCCATAGCATAGTAACTCTCATTCCAATTAATGAAGGTACCAGCTTCTTCTACAATAATTTTTGATGCATCAGCACCCCTTGCAGCATCAGGATTATTCATAAAGGATACACAAGTAATAGAACTTTGATGTCCTTTAGCTAACTCTGTACCATCATCAGTATACTCTATATAACCACTCTTAATTCTACCATCAGCAATCTTATTAACAAGCCTGCTTCTCTTAAATGCAGGGCAATTAGTATTCAAGTGGTTAAGCATATCCATAACCTTAGTAAAGATACCAATCTCTGAGAATAGATACTTCTTATCATAAGCAGCAACTAGAGTTAAGCTTTTCTTAATAAAGGTATATTCCCAAGCAATAGTAGCAGCATTCTTATAAGAGAAACCTCTTCTCCTAGCTTTACCTACTATCATACTTTTACCCCCCTCTGTCCAAAGTACTTTATTATTTAAGTAAAGTTTGGGAAGTAAGAGTGGATCTATACCATTCTCTGCTATCTCTAAGAACCAGAAGTACTCATAATCACCATCCCAAAAGTCAGGAAGAAGAAATCCTTTTGATACTTTCCTCTTACCTCTGTTATCATCAGTAAGATTTACTTTATTAATTAGACAATAGTTCAAATAGAAGTAATGTTTACCAGTAATCTTAGCACCAGATACTTCATAACCCTCCATACACCTAGTAAACTCCTGATCCCAGAATCTATCAAATTCTAATGTCCCAGGTAAGGCATCAGTATATCTACCAGTAGTAATAAACTGATTACCAGCCTCTCTAAAAGGCTCAGTATTAACCCATATACCATTAGTATTCCTTACTGTTCCCATTTGTTAATCTTTGCTCCTGCTCTAACCTTATTCTGTGCTACATTCTCAGATTCTACCTTCTCTTTTAAGCCCTCTAGTGTAGTAATAACCTGAAGGGTGTTCTTAAGTGCATCAGTAACCTCCTTAACTCTATAAACAGGGTTACCTTTAGCATCAAGGAGTGTATAATCTACATTTCTAAAGTAAGCTCTAGTCTGATTGGCAGCATGAATGGCATCTTGTAGATACCTCATATTAAAAGTATAATTTAAGTCTTTATATTTCTCAATAGCCTCCTTTAGTTCCGGTGTTAAGGACATATTTAAGTCCTTATTAAGAGCAATAACTTTTTGTTCCTCATCATAAGCTCTATAAGGAGAGTTATAATCAGCAAATAAGTATACATACTTAAAGGCTTGTATACCATTATCCTTCTTATTCTTCTCATACAGTGCTTTAAACTCTGGAATTAAGAGGCAAGCCTCGTGTAAAGTTACAGTAGCACTATTTATCTCTATTATTTTCATTCTTAAGTTCTATATATTTCTTATAAGTATCTCTCTTACCTAACTTTCTAATGAAAGTACCAAGATACCTTACTGTTATCTTAGGTTTCCTCTCCTTCATCTGTTTAGCAACAGAGAGGAAAGCAAATTTAATGACAGTATTAATGTCCTTGTACGGAAGTTGCAAATTATCAGCTACTTCCTTAATAATTAGATTAAGCTTCACTAAAGATAAATTTAATATCTGCTAAGTATATACCACTTTTAAAGCCTGAAGTAGTTAAGAGACCCTTTTTCTTCAAAGAAGTCTTAATATTATTATAAGAAGCATCCTTTAGAGAGAGTTTATCCTTAATTCTCTTATTAGTCTTAGGAGAGTTTAGTAATTCCCATGCAATTTGAGGTGTACTTTGCTCCTGGAAGCCTTCATACTCCCTAAGTAGCTCAGCAGCAACCTTTATTTCTGTTTCTGTAAGGTTAAAGTTTAATGACATAACCTTCATATAGTTATGATAGGTATCACCCCTCACTGCTATCAGTCTTTGCTTCTCCATTTGTAAAGGGTATTTCTAATTGAAAGGAATTAAGTTCTTTCTTAAGTTGTTTATCCTCAGCTTCATTAATTAAGGACATTATTTCCTCAGGTGTTTCTAAGAAGTTAAACATAATATCCTCAGTTAAGCCTTGCATAATAGTAAATTTATGTTCAGTTATAGTAGATGTTTGATCTCCTATAAGAACAAATGGTGGTAATGTATTAAAGGCAAAGATTATATCCTTATAAGAGAGATTTTCTCCCTCAATAACATCTTCTCCAGCTTCTCTTAACATATCTGCAATATCACTATTAATAGTTTTACCTTTAGAATCTTTAAGAGAGTCTTCAAATACAAGTAGTTTTAATTTTATTTGTTTCATATTTAAGTACACTTTATATTTGCAAATATAAGAGAATAAAGTTTATGAATAGACAATACAGAAGAAAATTAGAGAAAGAAAGAGAGAAGGAGTATAAACTATTTCTTAAGAAGAATAAGAACTTTTTAGATAGTATTAAGGGAGAAGAGGGAACTCAACAAACATTAGAAAGAATTAAGGCACTATTAGATAATTATGGGCAACAAGAACAGACCTTGGAAGGAGGACAAGAAACTTTCCAAGAAGGACAGTAATACATCAGAGCATAAAAAAATAAAAAAGCTAATTAAGGAAGAAAAGTATAAACAAAAATATGAAGACTAAGAATGAGATTGTAGATAGATTATATAAAGCAGGACATGTATCCTTAGAAGAGGTATTAAT